CCGCTGATATGGGAGCGCCTGAACGGACCGGGGACCTGCCTGTGGGCCAGCGAGATTGAGGAATTTCCTCTTGCCGTAACAAAGGTGCGGTTTGACGGAAAGAGCAGGTGGTAAGCGGTGAGTTACTGTAAAGACTGTGGCCGGGAAATCGACTGGATGCAGACGGCGGAAGGGCGGTATATCCCCGTGGACCCGGAGCCGGTATTTGTCATTGAGGGAGACAGAGCAGAGCAATTCTACACCGAGGAAGAGGGGGTGCTTACCGGGCGTTCGGCGAGGCCGGAGGAAGTGCAGACCAGGGAGGCAAAAATCAATACGCCGCTGGGGTTTGTGCCGCATTGGAGGACCTGCCCTTGCAGGAGAGATTATCGGCGGCAGAAGGGAGGGTGAAACCGTGGAGAAGGTCAAGTACATAAAAATCGAAGTGGGACAAGCCGGGAAGCGGTGGCGGGTGAGCCTGTGCACATGGCTTGCGCGGCTGAACGGCTGGGCCGTGGCGTGGTATGTGTTCCTGACAGCGACCGGGGTGCTGCTGTATAAGCTGGGTGCGGCCTATGCCCTGCGGGAGCGAGGGTATTTCGCGGTCGGCGGCGAGGCGCTGACCCTCCTGCTGCCCGTGTTCTACTACTGCGCGGAGGCGATGGTTCGGGACATCATTAAGGATGGAGGCAAGGAGGCGTGAACGAACCAGACCTTTTTTGGGGTGTGAGAAAGATGCTGGAACTGAATAAGTGCTACAACATGGACTGCGTGGAAGGGATGGCACAATTCCCGGACGGATATTTTGACCTGGCTGTGGTGGACCCGCCGTATGGACGAAAGGAACACGGCGGGAAAAATCGTGGAAAGCTCGTTACACAGAGGGACGGGAGCAGAATTTATGTGGAGGACGGCGGGTATTCCCGGAAGCTATGGGACATGAAACCACCGCCGGAGATATATTTCCGGGAGCTTTGCAGGGTATCCAAGCGGCAAATTATATGGGGCGTGAACTATTTCCCGTATGCGTTTGGGCCGGGGAGAATCGTGTGGGACAAGTGCAACGGAGCATCGGACCAGTCGGATTGCGAAATTGCCTATAACTCAATGACAGAGCGTGTAGATTTGTTCCGCTTTATGTGGGCCGGGATGATGCAGGGGAAAAGTGTTGCTGAAGGACACATCATGCAGGGGAACAAATCAAAAAACGAGAAGAGGATACACCCTACACAAAAGCCTGTGGCGCTGTATACCTGGATTTTCTCTAAGTACGCCCGCGAAGGTGAAAAAATTCTGGATACCCACCTGGGGAGCGGGAGCAGCCGGATCGCCGCCTATGATGCGGGACTGGATTTTATTGGGTTTGAACTTGACCATGAGTATTTCAGCGCAGAGGAACAGCGGTTTGAGGCATACATCAGCCAGACTAATCTTTTCCATCTGGAACAATAGAAAACGCCCTGCGTAAGCCTCCTACAGCTTGCGCAGGGCGGACGCCCCGGAGGGCGACAACCAAGTACACTACATATTGTACCACACTCCGGGGGCACATACAAGAGGGAAACCATGCGCGAGGGCGCATTTCGGGCTTGTATGGGATAGTAACTTAACGACCACGGGGGAGGTGCTGCCGGTATGCGGACGGTGTACCGGGAAAAGAAGTATACCTGCGGGGAATACCTGGACGTGTATATCTATCCGGTCTTTGAGACGGGAAAGCTGGGCGGAGGGAAGCGGGCGAAAAAGAAGCCCTCTACAGAGGCCCAAAAGAAGCTCAACCAGAGGCACCGGGAAGAAAAGCTGGTCCGTCTCCTTCACGCAAACTTCACACCGGAGGACCTGGAAATCCATCTGACCTACAAGGGGGAGCAGCCGGGGAGCGACGAGGAAGCCGCCCGTAACCTGCGCAACTATATCCGCCGGATACAACGCCTGCGGAAAAAGATGGGCCTGCCGCCGCTGAAATACATAGCCGTCACCGAGCGGGGAAAGCGGGGCGGGCGGTATCACCACCACATCACCGTCAACGGCGGGATAGACCGGGATACCCTGGAA